TGTTCAACCACCGCAAGATTAAGCTGATTGAAGCCTTGCCGGACGGGGACAGCATCATCGTGATATGGCTCAAGCTGTTATGCCTGGCCGGGGAAGTAAACCAGGACGGCAGCATTATGTTTGCCAAGGATATTGCATATACGGATGAAATGTTAGCGGCTATCTTCTCACGGCCGCTTAACATCACCCGCCTTGCGTTAAAGACTTTTCAACAGTTCCATATGATAGAAATTATCGATGAAATCATCCAAGTTACCAATTGGTCCAAGTACCAAAATATTGAGAGCTTGGACCGGATTCGGGAGCAAAACCGCTTAAGGGTAGCAAAATACCGCTTAAATAAACAAGCTGTAAAAGAAATATCCGAAAGTAACGTTACTCGTAACGATACAGTAACATGTGGTAACGCAGAGCGTCTTATAGAATTAGATTTAGAATTAGAAGAAGATAAAGATATTAAAGCTAAAGAGAGCACGGCGTCTAAAAAGCCGCCTAAGCACCCCCACGGACAATTTGCCAATGTCATGCTGACCGACAACGAAGAACAGAAGCTGAAAGCCAAACTAGGCGACAGCGGGTTCTATGAAGCTTTGGATGAACTATCCATCTACCTGGAATCGACCGGAAAGCGTTACCGCTCGCATTATGCCACCATCCTGAATTGGGTTAGGCGTGATGCTAAACGGAACCTGGGACGGCGCAAACCCATCATTGAGGCGGTGCCTGACTACTCCAACGAGGTCGTACCCGAAATAAGCGAGGCCGAAAAACAGGCCATCCTGAAGAACTTCAGGGAGCTTACCAAATGATTGATTACGATATCGAAATCCTCTATATGGTCAAACAGCTGATACGCATGGGGATAAGCCGCCGGCGGATTGCATTCGAGCTCGATATCGATGACCGCCAGCTGAATGATTACATCCTCAAAAAAGCCCATATGAGCGATGATATGTATTACCATCTCAGGTCCTACCTGAAAGAAAGGGAAAAAGTTTATGCCAATGGAACCCATAAGCCCAAAAATGTTTGAGATTTACTATACCGGGGACTACCTCGGACAGGTAAGCTCGAAGATGAACATCTACTCCAAGGAGGACCTGTTCAATATTCAAAACATGCTTTGCTATGCCACTGAGGGTGAGGCCCAGGCCGATATAGCCAGGATAGTGAAAGTCCTGGAAAACTACCGCCTGATTGCCGAACAGATGAGCCGCCACCCACGCGACGAAAGCTGAACCGGACATTACTATGCGCGGAATCTATAAGACATTCTTAAGACTTAAAGATAAAGACGTAAAATAAGTGTTGCATTTCAGTTAAAGTTATGTATAATTTAATTAGGGCCGGACCGAGGCCCACGGTAACCAACCTTAACCCTGTACAGAACGCGGGCGATGACAGCAAGTATCGAGAGGGGGGCTTAAAAAACCCTTGGAGTTGGGACGCAATCACACTAGGCAATTGCTTACCGGCCCAGGAACGGGCATGGGATAACCTTAAGTGGCTACCCTGGTACTTAACCCTAACATCACGAACGGTCAACCCAATAGAACAGCACGTCACCTTCCCCCACCCAATTCAGACGTGTTGTTTTTTTTATTCCCGATTATGCTATAATATGCTTAATTATGGCAGCCAGCAAAAGACGCGCATTCAGTGATGGGGATAAGCTCGAATACCAGCTGAGCTTGTACCTTGACCATTGTAAGGAAATCCGCCGCTACCCCAATATAGCGGGTTTTTGCGTATTCGCCGGGATATCCAGGGAAACCTATTACCAGCAACAGAATTATTACCCTGACACGTATAAAAGAATCCAGCTGATTCTTGAAGATGAGGCCATCAATAGCCCTTATGCCGATAAGGTCATGAAAATCTTCTACCTCAAGAACAAGTTCGGTTACAGTGATAAGATTGAAACCAATGTCAACACCACCAGCGAGATTAAGCTTAACCTCAGCAATTTAACCGAGGAGGAACTTATCCAGCTGAAAGAGCTGACCTGGAAGCTCGAGAATGACACAGCCGCAAACTAATAGCCTTAGCTTAAGCTTATCCCATGCCGATGTCATGCGGGAACTATCCAAGCGCGATTATGCCGAGTACATCGAATACGTGCATGAGGGCCGTTATAAACACGGCAAGTTTACCCGCTACCTATGCCGTGCGGTCCAGGACTTCGTCGAGACCCATACCGGCCATGCGTATGATATCCTGTTATTGAGCGTACCGCCCCAACATGGCAAGTCCACCACCATTACCGAAACCCTGCCCTCCTGGTACCTGGGATTGCACCCTTACCACCGTGTTATCGAGATAAGCTATAACGAGGACTTTGCCAAACTGTTTACCCGCCGTAACCACGATAAGATAGAGCATTACGGGGGCGAGCTGTTCGGCATCAAGATTGGCGACCCGGATACCGCCAACGAGTTCGTCCTGGATAATGGGATTGGCTCCTTCATCAGCCGGGGCATCAGTTCCGGGATAGCCGGCAAACCATCTGAGCTGATGATAATCGATGACCCGATTAAGAACCGCCAGGACGCCGATAGCGAAACCATGCGCTCCACCCTGTTTGGGGAGTTCACGGACGGCTACAAGCCCAGGCTTGCACCAGGGGCCAAAGTCATCGTTATCCAAACCCGCTGGCATAAAGAGGACCTCTACGGGTTGATAGCCCAAACCGAGCAGAACGTAACCATCATCAACTTCCCGGTCGAATGCGAAACCGACACCGATGAATTGGGCCGGCATAGGGGCGACGCGCTGTTCCCTGAGATTGGCAAGGACAAAGCCTGGCTTGAAGACTTCAAACGCTCCTATAAGACAACCAACGGCTCAAGGGCCTGGAACGCGTTATACAGGGGCATGCCTACCGATGATGAGGGCGGCGTGTTCCTAAAGAAGTGGTGGCAATACTACGACGTGCTGCCGGACATCGCCTACAAGATAATCAGCGTCGATGCCAACTTCAAAGAAGGCAGCAAGAGCGATAACGTGGCCATCCAGGTATGGGGTAAGACCGGTCCCAAGTGCTACCTGATAGAACGCTTCAAACAACCGATTGGTTTCGTGCAGACGGTCGAGGAAATGAACCGCATCATCCACCGGCATATGGACTACAAAGCCATCTACATCGAGGACAAGGCCAACGGCAGCGCCATCATCGACGTGTTGAACCGAAGATACCAAGCGGTCATACCGGTCAACCCGGAGGGCGGTAAGGAAGCCCGGGCCTATGCCGTAACCCCGATGATAGAAGCCGGGGACGTGTATATCCACCGGAGCCACTATGACCTGGTCAATGAGGCAGCCGACTTCCCCAACAGCGACCATGATGATGAAGTGGACGCCATGACCCAGGCCTTGAATAAGCTTCGCAACATCATTGCCATCATTCCCAAGGTTGACCCGGATAGGTGGAACGATGATGACCAAATCGACGCGCTCTTAGCGTACAGGGGTTAAACAATGCAATTGACATGGGTACTTGGATACGTTGTGATTATGCTGGTTAACACGCTGACCTTCCTGCTGGGCTACTGGACCGGCGTGGGGTTCCCGGCTTTCATGCGCAAATGGGTGGAAGCGCCTAAACCGGTGGTGTTATCCATCCCGGACCCACTTGAGGCTGAAATGGAAGAATTGCGTCGCAAACAGGCCAAACTGGATGCCGACCGGGTTAAACAAATGTTCGATGCCTTGAACTGGAACGGTAAGGACGAACGGGAAAGCGTGGTGAGCAACGATGATTAAGAAAGACGCCATTGGGATATGGGGCGAGTACAATGACGGGGTGTCTTACAAGACCACCCTGGAACTGTATGACAACGTCAAGTACAACCAAAACTTCTACCTTGGCAAGCAATGGGAGGGAGTGCCAGCCCCGGATATCGAGAAGCCGGTCCTGAACATCGTCAAGCAATGGGTCGACTATGCCGTATCCATGCTGGTCAGTGATGACATCGGGGTCAATGTAACGTTACCCAATTACCTGAGCGATGAAACCCGTACAGCCCTGGAGTACGTCATCAATGAAGCCATCATGAAAGTCCTCGAGCGCACCAAGTTCAGAACCAAGACGCGCGGGTTCATCAAGAACGCCTCGCTGGATGGGGACTCACTGTTCCATTGGTGGTATAACACCGATAAGCGCAAGGACCAGGCTTTCATTGGGGATATCGACCTGGAAATCCTGGACAACACCAACGTTATCTTCGGCGACCCGGCCGAGCCCAACGTCGAGTACCAGCCTTATGTCATTATCGTATCCAAGCTGCTGACCGATACCGTCAAGGATATGGCTAAAGCCAATGAGGGCGAGGTCATGGACGATGCCGATGATTATAACCAACGGGAAATGGATGCCAAGACCGTTAAGAAATATACCACCGTGCTGACAAAGCTTTGGAAAGAGGACGGCGAGGTCCGCTTCATGAAGACCACGCAGAAGCTTATCCTGGTTCCTGAAACCGGTTTAGGCCAGGCCTTGTACCCGATTAACAAGATGTCCTGGAAGACACAGAAGAACAGTTACCACGGGGTCAGCCCGATAACTGAAATCCGGCAGAACCAAATCATGATTAACAAGTATTACATGATGCTCAACGAGTACGTCAAAAAGTTGGCGTTCCCGAAGCTCCTGTACGATATGACCAAGATTGCCACCTGGTCCAATAAGGTTGAGGCTTTAGGCGTTAACGGCGACCCGCGCGAAGCGATTGCGGTATCCAGCCCGACGATTCAAATCTCAACCCAAATCATCGATTACATCAACGACCTGGTCGACAAGACCAAGGCCGCCCTGGGTATCTTCGACGTGGCATTAGGCGACGTCGACCCTGTCAATACATCAGCCATCATCGCGGTACAGAAGAGCGCCAGCCAACCGCTTGAACTTCAAAAGCTGGACTACTACCAAGTGGTCGAGGACAGCGTGCATATCATCATGGACATCATGGCCGCCTTTTACGGCATCCGCCCGGTAACCTTTGAGACCGATACGGTGGCCGATGGCAAGATGGCCTTTAACTTTGCGGACCTGCGTAACAGCGATATCGAAATCAATGTTGAGGTCGGTGCAGCTGCTTACTGGTCCGAGATTACACAGATTCAGACGCTCGATAACATGTACAAGGCCGGCATCATACCGGACCCCATTACTTACCTGGAACAGCTGCCGAAGGGTATCCTGCCAAACAAGGGCGACATCATCGATGCCATCCGTGAAATGCAGCAGAACGCCATGATGATGCAGGCCCAAGGGCTTGACCCGGCCACCGGCCAACCTATCCAACCGGATGTGAGTTCAAGCCGCCCGGTCAGCCAGCCAACCTATGCCGGCGGGTCGATTAACGGCATAACCCAGCGGGGAGGGGCCAAGCCGCGCGTATGAAGAACAAAGAGAACCTGAATGTCTGCAAATCGTGCGGAAATGTATTGAGGGTCGGGGGCGTTAGGGAATATACTAAAGGCAATAAGGAATACATCGAACGCAACTATGTCTGTGGCTGGAAGCATTGCCCCTTGAAGGACCAGGTCCAGGAAACCGATGTAGACGTGGAAATCGTCAAGAAAACCAATTAGGTATCAACGCTTAGGCGTGATATATAACCGCCCAACCATAGGCGGTGGACAGGAATCAAATGACACAGCAAACCAATGCGTCACCAGCAGGGATTACAGCAGCGCCAGCGCCCGCATCAACGGGAGACGACTTCGCGTTTGTAGCCGAGGACTTCAGTTCCGTAAATGAGCCGGACATTGATACCCAGGATACCAGCGCGACACCAGCCACAGAAACGGCTAACAAGTTCAAAATCAAGTACAACGGCCAGGATGAGGAATACAGCCTCGACCAACTGACCGAATTGGCACAAAAGGGTCGTAACTACGACCACGTATTCCAAGAGAAGGAAAGCCTTAAGAACGCGCCTGAACTGTTAGCGCTGCGTAATATAGCCAAGGAAATGGGGCATGAAGATGTCAAGACGTTCCTGGGTGAATTGCAGGAAAACGCCAAGCAGCTAAGGTTAGAGAAGAGGGCTACCGAGCTCGAGGACCAGGGTTACGAACACGAGCAGGCCTTATATGTAGCTGGCTTGGAGCTGGAAAAAGCTCAGATAGCCGCAAGTAAACAGGCCGCTGAGGCACCCGACCCACTGGTCGATAGCTTCAATGAAATGCTCGAGGCGTACCCCGAAACACGGAACTACAAGTCTTTCGATGAGTACCCCCAAGAGTTCAAGGACATGGTCAACAGCGGCACCAAACCGATTGTGGCCTATGCCAAACATTTAACCGCCAAAGCCGAAGCTGAGCGCCAGCTGGCCTTGCAGAACGCAAGCGTCAAGCAGCGCGACTCCGGTTCATTCAAAACTGGCGAAAGCGATACCAAGAAAGACCCGTTCCTCGAAGCGTTATTCACGCAATAACGGGAAAGGGGGCCACCAATGGCCATCAACTTAGCCTCTAAGTATGAAGCCGCCGTCCTTAATAAATGGATTGGCTCGTCATACATCGCTGGCAAACTGTCTAACAAGTACAACTTTGCCGGTGTCCGCTCTATCAATATCTACTCGCCTATCAGCGTCGCCTTACAGGATTACAACCGTGCAGCGTCGGTCGGAGCTCGTTTTGGAACCACCACGGAACTGACGGATGAAGTCCAAGAGCTCAGCATGTCCCAAGATAAGTCCTTCAGTATCTCAATTGACAAAGGCAACAACGTTGACCAATTGAATATCAAAGGCGCCGGCGATATGCTCAAGCTTGAAATCGATGAACAGCTCGCACCGTTCACCGACCAGTACACGATTGCCAAACTTGCCCGCGAGGGTGGTAAGGTTGTCATTGCTGGTGCGACCATCGCTAAAGGCACCATCGTCGGCTTGATTGCCGATTGTGATACCTGGTTTACCAACAACTTCGTACCCATTGAAGGACGTCACATGCTCATCAGTGCGACCCACTTCAACCTGCTCCGTTTAGCCACCGAATTCCTCGCCGTCGACCAGCTCGCTGCCAAAGCTTTAGGCAAAGGCGTCGTCGGGGAGTGCATGGGCTTCACCATCACCAAGGTACCCGACAGCTACCTGCCGACCGACCTCGCGTTCCTGGCATTCCATAAGGACTCCGGCCTGAATCCGTTCAAGATTAAGACCCTCCGTATCCTGACCGATGTAGCTGGACTCGATGGTTCCTTGCTGGAAGGCCGTCAATACTTTGACGCTTTCGTATTAGGCAAGAAAGCCAACGGCATCTATGCTTGTTTGGCCAACGGTTCAACCGCCCAGGTTGCCACCCCGGCAATCGTCGACGGCGTTGCCCCGTCGCATACGATTACTTGCGCGACCGGTTCTGCCGTTATCAAGTACACCCTTGATGGCACAGACCCGCGTTACAGCAAATCCGCCGTTACCTACTCCGGTGCATTCGATGCCGGCGCCGGTGTCACCATCAATGCGTGTGCGTCCAAGACAGCCATGTATGGCAGCAACCTCGCAACACCGAACGTTAATACCTGATTTTAATTAAGGGGTAAGGCCTTTGCCTTGCCCCTTTACCCTAAAGGGGGAACAACCTATGACCGGAACCGAATTACTCACCTATACCGCTGGCATAATGGGGATGGAATACTCCACCCTATCTGTTTACTCCGACACGATAAAGCTATCCTTTATCAACACGGTCCTGCAACAGACCTTCAACCTTGAAAACAACGTCCGCGCCCATAACGGGACAGCGGTCTTAACTACACGCCCGGTCCTGACGGCCTTAAGCGAAACGCTGACCTACCAGGACGCCATCGTGCGCAATGTCTTACCCAACGGGATTGCCCAGCTGATTGCCTTAGCTGATGACGAAACCATCAGGGCCGGCTTCTTCAGCCAACGCTACGAGGAATCGCAACGCCTGGAAAGCTTCCTGATTGCCAGCGATGTGACCGACTACTACACCACGTATGACAGCACCGACGAGGAAAGCACCTCATGACGGTCAAAGCGTACAAGTTCCCCAATCCCATCAAGTACGAGGAATTCCAGCTGAAGGATTTTCAGGGCGTGGATTTTACCACCCATGAGTCCGAGGTCAATACCCGCCGCTCGCCGGATTGCAAGAACATGATAGTGGGCTCCCAGGGCGGGATTGAGAAACGCCGGGGCAGCCATATCGACCACGACTTCGGGGCCGCTAACAAAATATGGTGCGTCAAGCACACAACGGTCAGCGGTACGATGTACAGTGCCAGCCGGGTTATCAACGTAACCTTTGTCCAGGCCGGTACGAAGATGTGGTATTACGATGACTACAACACCACCTGGACGATTGTCAAACACATCGTAACCGGGTCGCGTGAATTGACCTTACAGGCCAAGAAGTCCAACATCATTACCTTTGCCTCACAGAGCAATTACCTGCTGGTCCAGGGCAACCATGAGACCGCCGCCGATGATATGATTATCATCCACTGTTATGCCTCGGCCAATGCCCTTTACGTGCGCTATGAGAACTCCTACGATAACGGCTACTTAAGCGTGGCCGGCAAGGGTTATATCCCAACGACCAAGATTGCCTGCAACCCAGCCGGGTTAGGGACCAGCTATGAAGCCAAGAACACGCTGACCAACTATTACATCAACCGCTTCCTAAGCGATGGGTCCTCGGTCAACTACTACCTGGATTCCACGACCGGGGTCTACACGCCGACCGACCATTGGGCCATCCACCAAATGCAACCGGATGGTTCCTTTAGTACAACATTACATGGGGCCGGGGGTACCGGCGATACGATGACCGCGTCCTATGACGCCGCCAATAACCGGGTCGTCTTCAATAAGGTCCCGCACGCCACGTATAGCACCGGGGTCGATAACATCAAGATATGCTACATGAAGGACAGCGCCCCTAAGACCTATGGTTCGCAAATCAACGGTTATACACAGTACGGGTTCTTCGGCCTGAACGGCGCCCGCAACTACATTTTCTTCTGTAACGTTACAAGTGGTATCGGTGGCAATTACGAACGCTGGCTAAAGGTAACGGACAGCATATCCGGCACCACGTCCGAGCTCTACATGGGCGAATACGATTACGCGTTCCTAGGAACCAATAACAAGATTGGGTACAGCATGTACGGCGATTACATGGTGGTCCATTGCGAAAAGAACAACATCGAGCCGACCATGTACTTAAGGTCGTGCCAATTGGACGATGATAATGAGGTCATCTTCCCCAATAAGCCATCCATATCGGGCTTAGGCGCGATTGCGGGGAATTCCTTCGCCAACCTGCGTGACGACCCCCTATGGTTGTCCGAGGCCGGGGTATCCGCGATTACGACCGCGTCCTTTACCAACGTGCAATCCACCCAGGATAGGGGGTTCTACATCAACCCCCAGCTGCTGAGCGAAACCAACGTCGCAAACGCAATTGCGTTCGTCTATGACAGCAAATACTTCATCTGCATCAACAGCCATATCTATATCGCCGATTACCGCTACCGGAGCAGCGAAAAGAAATCCGCCTCGGAATCCTACCAGTACGATTGGTTCTATTGGGACAACATGGACGTGCAATGCTACTCGATTAAAAACAACGTGCTGTACTTCGGCACGACCGATGGCAAGTTCTGCCACCTAAAGGTCAGTGGCGAGAACAATGAATACAGCGATGAGCTCGTAACCTCCGCGACCTCATTTAGCGCCGGGACCCTATACCATGTCAACGATGTGGTCTATGACCCGGCTCATACCGAGGACAAGTATGTCTGTATCAAGGAACACCAAGGGATTGGCATCTACCTGGATAACACGACCTATTGGAATAGCTGCGCCTACGTTACCGACCGTTACATGATACCGGTCATCGCGTATTGGACCACGCCTATCCTGAACATGGGGGATATTACCCGCCGCAAGACCTTGAAGAACCTTTGGGCGCGCTTTGCCAAGTACCCCAATACCGGTTGCCGAATCTACTACTCGACCCAGGGAATTGTCAAAGAGCGGTACGATGGCTACTTCGACTTCAGCAATGTCGACTTCAGCCGCTTCACATTCTCAATGGACACCGACCCGATGGTCGTTGTAACCAACCGCGCCGAACGCAAGTTCATGTCCATCAGCTTCAAGATTGAGAGCCGGGAATCATACCCGATGTCCGTCCTTGAGATTGTGGGCAAATACACGATTAACAGCCAATACAGAGGGTAGGTGAAACCATGGCCATAACCGATTACAAAGTCAGTGAAGCATACACCGAGCGGGATATATCCTCACTTTCCGACCGCCCAAACGAGCAGGATGGCCTGAGTGCCGCCCAGCTCAAGGCTAAGTTCGACAACCTGAACAAAGAGCTTATCCCCAAGTACAACGACCTGATTGATGAACTCAACGGGACCGTCTTACCGGCCAAGTCAAATGTGGGGCATACGCACACCGCCTCGGAGGTAACCGACTTCGATACCGAGGTCAGCAATAACACCGATGTGGCAGCCAATACCTCGGCCCGCCATACGCACAGCAACAAGACTACCCTGGATAATGTCACGGCCGCCTATACGACCGCCGAGCAGACCAAGCTATCCGGGATTGAGGCCGGGGCCGAAGTGAATAACATCAATGATACCCAAGCGGCAGAACTGACCGGTGGCGCAACCACGGCCCAGCATTACCACAATGCGGACCGCGCACGTTCCAACCATACCGGCACGCAATCAGCCGATACCATTACAGACGGGGCCACCAACAAGGTTTACACGGCAACGGAGCAAACCAAGCTGGCTGGCATCGAAGCGGGGGCCGAGGTCAATAATATCAATGACACCCAGGCCACCGACCTGACCGATGGAGGTGATTCAAGTCTTCATTATCATGCCGCCGACCGTAACCGCAGCAATCACAGCGGTACCCAATCTGCCGATACGATTACGGATGGCACCACAAACAAGGCCTATACCGCCACTGAAAAGACCAAGCTTGCCGGCATAGAATCCGGGGCCGAGGTCAATAACATCTCGGACATAAACGCAACGGACCTGACAGATGGTGGGAATAGCAGCCTTCATTATCATTCAGCGGATAGGTACACGTTACCGACCGCAGCGGCTGGCACCCTGGGGGGCGTCAAGGTTGGCTCCCGCTTGTCAATCGATGGGAGCGGCATCTTAAGTTCGGACCTGCAAACCTTTAAGGACCTGACCGATACCCCAGCGGCTTATACCGGGTCCGGCGGCTATGCCGTCAAGGTCAAGGCTGATGAAACCGGCTTGGAATATGTCCAGGGCGGGGCAGGGGTCGAGGATTTTACGGACCTGAACGATGTACCGGCAGCCTACACAGGCCAGGCCGGGATGTATGTCCGTGTCAACCAGGCTGAAACAGCGTTGGAATTCGACGAGGGCGGTGCGCAGACAAACCTGACACTGACCACGCTGACGCTGGGCAATTATAAAATCAACTTCAACAGCGGGACCAATAAATTGGAATTCCTGTACATTGGAGCATAGGGTTAGAAAGGAGGCATTAAAATGCCATTAACCACCACAGCAGAGAATCAGGTATTGAATAAGATTTTTCAGGGTACGGACTTCACTGACCCGACCGCTTGGTATGTATCGTTGCATACCGCCAACCCAGGGGATTCCGGGACGAGCGAAGTAACCGGGGGCTCATATGCCCGCCAATCCTGCACGTTCAGCACATCATCCGCATCCGCTACCGAGAACTCGGGCGCTATCAACTTCACGAACATGCCGGCCACGACCGTGACCCATTTCGCTGTTTGGGATAACGTATCCGCCGGGACTATTTGGGCTTATGGAACCCTGACCGCCAGTAAGACAACCGAGGCCGGGGATACCTTAAGCTTCGCCGCCGGCGCCATCGACTTTACCTTAGCTTGATTCATTTAGGGGAGGCTTCGGCTTCCCCTCCTTCATAGGAAGGCGGACCCTTTATGGCGCTAAGCATCGGCACAGTTAGCAATTCAGGCAATAAAGCCAGTACAACCGGGTTTACCCAAGCCCATACTTCCGCAACGAACACCAAATACGTTGTGGCTTTGCTCACGGGCTACGATACAAGCGATTCCGATTACGCACATACCGTAACATTCGATAGTATAAGGCCCATATACAGCAATATCGCCGCATATTCATCCCGACGTGTTGCCGCATATGTGTTTTCTAATGTAAGCGTTGGAACATCCAAAACATTTAGCGTCACCTTCGGTGGAACGGTAACGGATGCCCAAGTAACCATCGTCGATATCGTTTCAACGTCCTATGTTGGTATCATGTTGGATAACGTATCATATAACATAGCCACCAATACGGTTCATTCAATTGCGAAAACAGGAATGAGCTTCATGAACGCAATGTATATTGGGTGTATTACAACCTCTGTATCCGCAATTACGGCCATGTCTGTTACGACCGGGACGGAAATTAGCGGAAGCGAAACGGATATGGGGTCCTATTGCAGCGGGTGTGCTTATGCAACCACGACGACAGGGGCTGCAACTATTACATGGACCATGACATCTTCGGTTGTAAACATAGCTTTAGGTGCGGTGTTCTATGAGTATTCAGTTACAAGCACAGCGCTAGGCAATCCAACGGACGGGTCGAGCACAACAGATACGACGCCAACCGTGTATTTTACGGGTACGGATTATTACAGCCAAGCGGTTGATTATCATGTTCATATTGGTTCTGCGACAGAATATGTGATGTCAGGAACGTTCGATACCCAAGTAAACCTAGGGTTAAACAGCGGCGATTTATTATCGCAATCTTTCACGGCCCCTGCAACGGGCGTGTTGAAAGATATAACGGTTAAATTAAGGACCGTCGGTAGCCCGACCGGGACGATAGGCGTTCGCATTAGAAATATAGCCACCGGGTTCGAATACCCGGGTGCTATTCCGTTAGCAGCAACCCAATTCGACGGAACATTAGGGTATGGTTCAATCGCCATAAGTTCCCTGACCAGTACGTTCGCTTACTACACGATTCCCCTCTTGGCCAATCTTGTATCGGGTACAAAATACTGTATAATTTTTGATGGAATCAACGCGACATTAAGTGTATCAAACTATGTCTATATAAGTAAGAGCACGTCAGACGCTTATACTGGAAGTATATATAATGATGATGCGACCGGAACAACGTGGTCGTCCAGCACAGGCGATATTGAACTTACATACACTATGATTTCAAGCGTCGTAAACGCATATTCAACAGACCATACCGGGTTCTCGGCTGGCGCATCGCATCCGACGACATCCGGGGTTGAACAGAATTATACGGTTCAAAGCGCATTATCGACCGGGACCTATTATTGGACGGTTCAGGCCCAAGACCCGAATAAGACAACGTTATACGATTATTATGCGACAGCAAAAAGGTTTATCATCAGCTCAGGCCCACAGACCCATTACGCTGATTCAACCATCAACCTTGATTTAGCTGAAAGCGGGGTCGCGTTCAAACAGAAGTTCATGACCGTAACCGCCGCCTTAAGTCTTGGGGTTGCCGCCGTACTAGGCAAAAAGTTCATAGCAACCGCAGCTGTATCATTGAGCATCGGGACCAGCGCGGTCCTGGCCAAACTTAAAAACCTCTCCGCAACCGTGGCCGTGGCCATTAGCCAAACGGCCCCGATGATAAAATCCAAGATTGCCATCGCGACCGTTGCCGCGACCATCGGGACCAGTGCCGTGGCTTTCAGGAAGAAACTGGCCTTAACGGTGAATGCCCTGACGATTGGGCAAACGGCCGTTATCGTCAAGACCAAAGCTTTAGCCGCGACCGTTGCCGCCACCATTGGGGTGACCGCGCCCATTATCAAGACCAAGCTGGCCACCGCCTTAACCGCCTTAACGGTCGGGGCTACCAGTAGTGCTACCAAATCGAAGATAGCCGCCGCAGCCGTTGGGATAGTCCTGGGGATAGCCGCAGAACTGAGCGAATTGAACGCCTTGACCGCTGCCGTGGCCCTGACCTTCGGGTCGACCGCCGTCTTAAGCGGTAAGACCTATGTAACCGCAGCCGTGGCCATGACGGTAACGCCGGCCGGGGTGGCCTACAAGAAAATAGCTTTAGCCGCAGCTTCCAGCCTGACCACCACGACCACCGGCGCATTGACCCGCATCAAAGGCTTGGCCGCTGCCGTCAGCGTGGCGTTTGGAACCGCCGGGTTGATTGCCAAGAACAAGATAACCACCGCAGCCGTCAACCTGACAACCACCACAGCGGGCGTTATGGTCAAATCCAAGGTAGCCATAGCAGCCGTGTCCATCAGCGTGGGCGTCAGTTCAGCCGCGCTCATCAAGAAGTTCCTGAGCAAACTGGAGGCCTTGACGATTGGGGCCAGCGCCGCATTGGACAGGACCAAACAGCTCGCCACCAGCGTGGCCTTGGATATTTCCGAAGCCGGCGTCCTGACCTTGAAGAAGTTCGCCGCCAGCAGCCCGGTCAATATCATATTAGGGGCCGTTGCGGAAGTATTCAACGCCGGGGAACACCTGATAATGACCTTGGATAGCACGTATAATGTAGAGATTAAGGGAACCCTGTACGAGGGAACCGAAAACAACCTGGATTCGAACGGCAACCTGACCGTCGTGGAATTGGTCGAGGGAACCGGATTCAATACCGACAACGCATTAACCCTGGTTGTCACCACCATCAAGGAAGGAGTGGATATGTAATGGCAGAGCTAAAGAACAACACCAAGATTGGGGTAACAACGCTCGCGGAAGGTGCGGTCGGAACAGTAACGTTACCAAGCTTAGCGGGCAGGCTTTTTACCGCGACAACGGCAACCACAAACTACTATGTAGACGTGGCCACCGGCAATGATGCCAATGACGGCAGCATTGGGTCCAAGTTTGCTACCATCCAGCACGCAATAAACCTGGTCCCTAAATATCTTGAACATAACGTAACCATTAACGTTACCAATGGGACGTACCCTGAATCCCTTGTAGTCAATGGGTTTTTAGGCGGGTACGGGACGCTGAAAATAACCGGTTCGACCATTTATGTGAATAACGTAACAGCTTATGGCAACACAGGCAACGTTGTTCTTAAAGGCTTAAGGCCTACAACCACAAGTGATGTTGCATTCGACCTCTGGTCCAATACAAATACCATGCTGGACAGTTGCGTAACGACCGTATCGGCTACTTCGTATATCGGGGTAGAAGTGTGGGAGGGCCACGTGCATATGGTAACTTGCACTATCCAAAACAGACAGCGCGGCGTATTCGCAGGCCAAGGTGCATTGGTCACAATGGAAGACAGCTCGGTTTCAAGTTGCACAACAGGTTTATATGCGTATGGCGCAGGGATTATTGCCGGAAATTGTGTCCCAACCAGCTGCACCACAGCGTACGCCATTGCTTATGGCGGTGTTATTATTGGGTCGATGATTAACCCAGCTCCCACAGACAGCCCGACCTTTACAGGTACGGTGACCTTCCCGGCCACCACGACCATGCTTGGGGCAACCAACCTTGGGACAGCTTTAAGCGGGGCTATCACCGACATCGGGAACCTGACATATAGCCAACAGAATTACATCCAAAACGATGAATCGTTAACCGACAGTGTTAACAAATTGGATATTGCCCTTAAAGCCAATGAAATGTCCTTGACCGTTGCCTTAAGCGATGAAACCACCGCGATTACGACCGGTACGGCCAAAGTGACCATCCGCATGCCAATTGGGTGCGCTTTAACAAGAATACCCAGGGCGTCATTAAGCACGGCATCAACGTCCGGGTTGCCCGCGATTGACATCAACAAGAACGGGTCTAGTATCTTTAGCACCACCCTGACGATAGACGCCAACGAGAAAACATCGGTCAGTGCCACCACCGCAGCGGTCATGACCTCAACGCCTTACAACATTGCGGACGATGACGAGATTACCTTTGATATCGATACAGCCGGCACAGGGGCTAAAGGCCTGAAGGTCACGCTGTATTACAAGAGGGCCTAATATGAGCTTTCTTATCAACCCGTACAGCTTCTCGAAACCCTTATCGTTTACATATAGGGCGCAGGCCAACTCGGCCGCCAGCACGGTGGTTATCCCATCGGGAACGGTCATTGGGGATATTATCATCCTATTCGATAAAGCCATTAACTCAACAGGTGAACCGACCACCGTGGTACCAACCGACTTTACGCAAATCGATTTAGGCTTCAACGGCGTGCGCAAACACATCGTATCCTATAAGGTGGCCGTGTCCGGCGACCCCGGGGCGACCATAACCGGCATGAACGGCACATCGGCCAACCGCAAGATGATAGTGGTTATCCAACCATCTGCCACGATTAAGGACCTGGCCATCAACGATAAGGCAAGCGAGCAGACCGATGGTACGCCCACCAACCAAGTTGCAAACGCCAGCGCCGAGGTGAACCCGACCCTGGTCTTGGGTTTTTACGGGCAGCAGGCCGCAACCTCGCAAAGCATGTCCCCAAGTGCCGATGGAACGGTGTCCAACGATACCGTGAACTACATCCGCTACAAGATATATAACAGCAGCCCACAGGATGTTACGGTGTCCGAGGGTGATGGGGGCTTATCCAACTATTTATGCTCGTTCTACATAACGGCAAATGGTTAAAATTATGTTAAACAGTGCTATAATATGCACAAAAGGGGTGATGAAATGGCTAAAGTGAGATTAGAGGATACAACGACTAGAAAGGTGGTATCGAAACCGGTTACAAAACCGGTCGTTAAGCCGGTGGCTCCTAAAACCACAGTAGCCAAACCAGCTGCCACAATGGCAGGATTCAAGAAAGCTGATGCCGCAAGCATGGCTAAAGTTCCCAACCCCGCCACAGCTTTGCAGACCGCTGTACGGAATTCCGTCGGATTCCAACCAGGTGATACCAACGTTGACCTGTACCCAGGTGGCGTAACCGGCGGTAAACCCACGATGGAGGGGTTCAAACAAGCCGATGAAGCTTCGATGGACGCCTACCGTAAGGCGGTAGAAAGTGGCAGCATACCCGGGTCCAAAACGGGTTCAAGAGGCGCGCCCCCGACTATCCCCAATCCGGTAGCACCCGACCAAGGCGGGCCAAATCCCGATGAACAGAAGTTCATGGACGAAACAGTAACCCCTTTGATGCAGACCCAAGTGGCCGATAACCTGGTTCCACTGAAAGGCAAACAACAGTATGACCGCGTCAATAATCTGAATGCGGTCAATGCCAACGCCTTGCCAGGCGGTCCAAACCTACCAGGCGCCAATGTTCCATCCGGCAACAGTGACAAGACCAGCGGTAAGGTGGCCCAGCAAGAGGGCGATGAGGCCGGCAGCGAGTATGATTACCTCGTCAATAAATACAAAAACGCTTACGGGAACGCCCTAAGCAAATACGACCTACAAGTGCAGCAAGCCACCCAGGACGCCGAAAGGTTGGCCCAGGAAGCTTATATCGCCCGTGAGCAAACCACGCGCACAATGGGCAACGTGTTAACCGCACAGGGCTTGCAGAACACCGGCTACCGCGAGATAGCCAAGAACCGGAACCAAGCGAAGTTCGGCAAAGCCCAGCAAGGCGTATTGCGTGACTTCAACCGTACCGTTGAGGATACCAACCAAGCGACTTCCGACCTGGCCTTCAATTACAACCAGGACCTTGAGGACGCTTTCATGAATTACAAATCGAAAGCCGCCGGCATATCCAAGCACACCGTGAACAGGAAACAATACAGCAAACGCGAAAGATAGGTACCCACCATGAAATACAAGGTAGATGACCCTGAGAAGCTCAAGGAATATGAGAAGGCGGTAGTCAAGAAACCCGCCACCATAGCTCCGGCCATCAGCACTACGAAGACCGCCCCCAAGATTGAACCGCTAAAACCGACCGTCAAAAAGGTACCCACCAAACAGGTACCGGTTGTAACGACCACCAACATCGTTACCGACCGTCAGAAACCTGGTCCAATCACCAAGGAAGTAAGGGAAGCCGCACCTACCTTGCAAGACACCGCTAAACCCGACCCATTGAAATCACCCGGCAAGGGCATACCAGCGAAGAAATCGCGCGAAACCGTTTTGGAATCCACCGGCGGGGTCGCCTCCGGTTACACCGTTACACAGAAAGCCATCGAAGACACCAAGGCCGAGGTCAACCGTGTTTACGAGGAATCCTACAATACCAAAAAGACCGAAGGCGCCGAAGTCAAAACCGGGGCCTTTAAGTACGTCTTAGGCACCGATGAGGATGCCGCAGATTACGAGGAATACAAGAAACGTAACCCTTACGACTTCAATTCAAGCTTCGGTCAGGTCAAAGCCAAGGATTATCCCACTTACCTCAAGGAAGATAAGAAGAAAGCCGAGTACCTGCGCGATGATGCTAAAGGTAAAATCTTTGAACAAGCGCAATATATGGGGGACGAAACCCGCGACCAATGGCTCGAACAGCATGCCGGCCTGACCTACCAGGAAAAAGCCGCTGCCGCCAAATTGCAGGAAGCCATCGAAGCCGGTAAGATTACCGATACGGAAGCCGATGAAATCTTCCGTGAATTGGGTAAAAAGACCGATACGCTATACCGCCAGGAAGACATTGATGCCTTGCAGGATAACGATGAGCTGGTAGCCCAGGTTTACGAGCGTATGCAGCGCGGTGAGGGTTATACCGACCTGTTAGCTAAAGCGCTCGAGGGCAAAGGGATTGAGTACACAACCTATAATATACCTTTAGTGGATAGCGGTACGTTCGACCCACAATTCATCGGGGAACTTAAACAGCGCGGTGTTATGGACACCGTCTATCAATCGCTTGATGTCATGTTTTTGAGAATGGGCGAAGCTTTCGATATAAACGCTCATATCGCAGGAATGGAAAACAGTTTTTGGGAAGCGATTGTCAGTAACGTTGAGAACCAAACCGAACTTAGGCGTTCCGAAATATTGGACCGCATGCCGGAAGTGGCGTGGCATTTAGCCCAAACATCAGCCATGATGGTTGAATCCTACGAGGAACGTCAAACCAGCGCCCAAAACTACACCGATAAATACGAAATGTACACAATGGACGGCATCAGCGAAATGATTATCGGGGCGGCCGGGTCGGTTGGGTACATGGTGCCAACCCTGCTTGCCGGCCTTGTATTCCAATATGGCCTGGCGTTCGGGACGACCGCAACAGCCCTAACCACTAAAATCGTTTCAACGGCAGCCGGTTTAGCCCCAATGGGCGCCCAGGTTTACGCGACCACCTACAACGACGATATCCAAGCTGGGTACGACCCGGAAACCGCTTCAACGCACGCGACTTTATTAGCCGCGCTTGAGGTCGGAACGGAATTAATCAACCTTAAGATTGGTGGGATTGCGATGGGTAAGAGCGGTGTAACTTTAGCCGCTTTCGCCAAAGGATTAACGGCCGAACTTGCCGAAAACGGGTTGGCTAAAGCCTCTATCCACGGCTTGAAATTGGCCTTTGAGGAAGGCGGCGAAGAAGTGGTCGCAGCCTTATTCGAGGATGCCTTGAATCAAATCCTAGTTTATAACGTTGGGGCTACCGAACTGACCGAAGAGAACCGCCACGAGTTTACCGAAGCCATGAAACAGGATATAAGGAACGCCATCAGCAGCGGCAAATTGGGCCAATCCTTTATTTTAGGCGCTTTGACGACCGGTATGATGGGAGCCCCCGCATTCCTGAGCGGCCAGCTGGTTTACAGCACAATTAACAACCTGGACGAAAAGTATATCAAGGAGTTCGAAGATAAGGTCAATAAACGTTTTGCCCCTGAAGGCACGAAGCTGGTCGAACGCTGGGAAATGATTGGTATCGATGCTGCCGAGAATGCCTTTAAGCTGACCCGCAAAGAATACCTTGAAATGTCCAAGGATGCCAATGTCACGATTGCCACCGGGACGACTTTGAGGGATAAAGTCAACACCCTGGTCACCGCCCAATACCGGGTCGACCCGAAAACGAAGGAATTCGTCAAGATAGCCAAGATTGATACGATTGGACATGAACTGACCCATATTATCAAAATGGAAATGCCGGAGGTTTATCAAAGGCTGGTACGGTTTTATGAGACGAGCTATACATACGCCAACGGTAAATACGCCGCCATTGACCCTTACGCTTACCGGGAAAACGCCAAGCTTAAACTGGAAACCGACGAAGCCGGCAACCGGTATGCCGTGTACGATGGGGTTCGGGTTTACAAAGGCAGCCTGGATTATGCCGTTGCGTATAAAAGATTAACTTACGGGGTTAAAAAGCCACGGGACGAAATCGTTGAGGAACTGGTTGCCGAATTCATTGGGCAAAACCTGTTCGTTAATACAAACTTCATGCGTTCGGTCCTGCCGCAAGTGTATGACGGACGCAACTTCGGCGATAAGCTGTTCGACATCTTCCACCAAGGTGGGCTGGCCGATACGGTCGTCGGCAAGAGCATGGGACGGGCTTTAAGCGATTATCAATTCGGTAGTGCAGCCCTGACATCGATGCGGACCTTAAATGAACGGGTAAGTGCCAAACAGTTGGATGAGGAACAGTTCAAACGTGACCTAGTCTCCACAACCACCAAGAGCGGAACCGAAGTCTATACCCCTTTAACCCTCCAGGAAAAGATTGCCAAGGCCAATGCGGTCAAGATATTCACGCCTGAAAAGGTTGATGAGCTGACCGCCAAGAACCAGGAATCCGGGGACCCGGTCCTTATCAGCAGCGAAGGTCGCGAGCTGACCAAGACAGAAATCAACCAGGAACGTTACAGCCTGCCCTACGCAAGCATTTTAGGCGTGTATAGTGATGTATTCACGGAAAGCGAAAAAGCGCTCCTAAACGACGGTATCGCGTTTGACAAGGCCGACCCGAATGCCCGTAAGCTTTCGGCGGACGGATTGATGGCCTTATACCCGGTTATGAGCAAACTTAAAAGGCTTGACTTCGGCGGGTTCAAGATACCCCCGATGGTGGCCTACCGCGATGTTTTCAGGGACGGCAAAATCTATACGACCATGACCATCAACGCCCGTATGAGCAAGGAAACAGCTTATTACACCTCCCTGTTATTGGAAGAGGGACACGATGAATACTTCGACGCGCTGACCAATAAACCGGTGCAGCTGCGCTTTAGGATTGATGAAATCGACCCGCGCTTCCAAAAGCCCGAGGATACGCTGACCAAGGGCAACTTTACCTTTGCGGCGGTCCGGGTCATCAACCAGTATGTCAAAGATAAAATCCAGGTTAAGGATATCCGGGCGATTCTGCAAAAGAACCTTAAGAAAGAGGAATACCGCTGGACTGGGCTTGAATATATCCTCAACAAACTGGACGACACCGATAAGATTACCAAAGATGAGCTGTTCGATGGCATGGCCAGGTTGGCCCCAAGGATTACAGTGAACGAGGTCACCAAGCCGAAATGGAGACGTTACTCCTTTGCCGGGCAGAAGTATAGCGAGCTGCTGATAAAACTGGAATCCGTCCTATTGCCCAAATACTTCCGCAACAGCGCGACTAGAACCCATTGGGGCAATATCAATAATATCCTGGCCCATATCCGGGTTGGTGAAGGCCAAACCCTTATCGACGGGAAGTACGAACCGGTGCTGTTTATCAATGAACTGCAATCGGATATCCTCCAGCAAAGGCGGAAACTTGAAGCCGACCTCAAACTGGAAGATATGTACACCATTTACGATTACAAAACCGCTTTCGTCAGACCTGAATTCATAGACGCCAAGGCCGCCAAGGCCGCCTACGTTAAAACGGCTAAAGCCGTCTCCAAACTTGCCGGCAAACAGCTTTCAAACATCGATGACGATTATGCGATGATGGTGGTCAATGAAGCCTACGGGAACCTGGACCCTTACACACCGGACGATGGGCGTAAGCGGGAAGTAAGCATTGGTTTAATTGCGTTGGGGGCGCAGACCCGCCTAAAAGGTTGGACCGGTGCCAAGAGCGCGTTCGAGTTCATAACCGATACATTGGGGATTGAACGCAGGCCGTGGGACTTCGCCTATTTACGGCTTAATGCCGGGGAGCTGTATAGGGCCAATTATACCTACCCAAGCAATTACAAGTACGATTTAGCCGGCGTCGAATTAGCCATCCGGAGCATGGCCAAGACAGATACGGGCAAAACAACCATGGTTACAGGCGTGAACCGCGTGACCGTTGAGATGTCTGCCCAGGATGACTACGGTCCACCGACCAATTTAGCTAAAGTTGCGTATGAAAACGGCCAGCTTTACACGACACGGCGTTTCGAATTCACCATCACGGCCAGCATCAATTTTACGCAACACAGCGCCGAGACTGGTCAAGATATCGTAAAAACCACAACACTCAGCGATACGTTCAGCATTATCGCGGTCAAGCTGCGCGATGGCGTGTTCCATGCCAAGGTTTTATCCAAGGATTATGGCAAACTGGTATATCCACTGTTCAAGCCTGCCGAATATACGTCGTTTGAAACGTGGCTTAATAGCGAATTCCATCATAATACCGGGATGCGGGCATGGGGGTCTTTCGACCAGGCGCGAGCCGAGAGATTGATTGGCGAGTATAAACCCGTTTATGTAGCAGGCGTAAGCAAGGCTTTAGGCTTGGATACGGATGTGGTCGCCGATTATTATGATAAGCTCAGCAAATATGTTCTTGCCGATTACATCAAGAAACACCTGGAACAAAAAGATGCCCTTAGCCGCGATGCGTACAAAGACCAGGACAAGATTATGGAATTGCCTTATGTGGATACCTGGTCCGAATTAGCCACCAAATACGCGATTGACTATGCGATTAAAAGAGGTTACCGCTATGTGGCAATTGATACCGGGTCGGCCCAAGCGGGTCATTGGGGTGGCAAGGCGCTTAGTTATGGGATTGAGTTAACAGCTAAACCGATTATCAAAGGTGATACACGTGATGGCAAGACGGCCAACCTTTATATAACGATAAAGGATTTAATGGTTGGTCAAAGCGCGGGCGGACGGCAGGCGTTCAATGGCGGGCGTTTCTTTGCGGCGCCCACCAACGACGACCCGGCATCCGTTGAGGCTTTCGTCGAAACCATTAAAAAAGAGGCTGAAACCGAAAGTGGCAATGTACCCGAATATAATTTCATTACCGCCAACAACATCAGCGATAATGACTTGCGTAAGTTTGCCAAGGCAGCCATCGGGATTGTCAAGAACCGCGATATGTCCGGCGTTAAAACCGGGTTGGAAGCCTACACGACCCCCATCAGCTACCAATTTTATAACACGCTCAAACCGGCCGTCAGGGTTTATAAAGGCATGCGTCAAGCCTATGACATCGATGCCGTCAAGGTATTGGCAAAACTGGCCAAGAAATATAATGGCAAGGTATCCAAGATGTACGTCGGGTCAAGCCAATACATTTATGATGCCGAAGAAGCCAAAAAGATTTTTGAAACCGATTACAACGCGGTCAAATGGTTAGCGGCGGGGGCCGAAAATCTCTACAACTTCCTACTTCAGTTCAAGGATATGGATGCCAAAACCCTGTATATGAGCCTGGCTGGCTATTATGCCGCCGACAATTTAGGCATGGACCCTGAGCTGTATCAAAATCTTGTGGATTCAGGCGCGGAAATAACCGACCCCGATTTTATCGCGGAACGCGAGGAACTTTACCAGCAAACGCTTGAAAAATACCGTGAAATGGAAATCATGAGCGCAAACCGGCTGTCAGCAGACATTGAACCCGGGGCGCCGATAAGCCTCTCCGATATTCGGGATGTAACCGTCGGAACATATCTTAACAACCCAAGGACACCTACGGAAGCTGCGGTTTTGGCAAAAACCACGCTTAACGGCGTGACCAACCTGTTAGGACGTACCCTTTACTACATCAACCAGGGCATCGTGCCATACAGCCCAACAAAACTGTTTGGGTACTTCCCAGCTGATAATCTAACAATCGACTTCAAGGAAACCGAAAATGCCATCGAACCCTATCTCGATGGGGTTGTGAACCTGTTTGGCGATAACGACCTCGTCAAGGATGCGGTTCTTGATGCTAAAGCGCTGTTTAACGCTATCCGCAAGTTATCCGCAAACCAGTACGGCTTAGGCGCCAACCGGGTCCTGGAGAGCAGCCAGCCGATATTCGACGACTTTGTAAACGCGAGTAATGTGGCCAACGGCGGCGTTGGCAGATACGCCACCCTGGAATTGACCGATGAACTGGTTGAAAGCGTTAAAAACAACCGTTTCGACCTGTTCCAAATGGATGAAAACCTACTGGATGAAAATAAACACCCAGGTTTTTACAGTGAGCTTGAGCTGCTGATTCAAAAGAAAATGCAGAACCGGGCCAAGGTCAGAGATATAGAAAACATTGCGAAACAGGTCCGCAAAACCGAGTACGAGCTGTTACTCAAACCGTTCCTGGATTTACTGAACCCGGACGACATGGTTGAGAAAAAAGACGTGCTGGATGCCATCCACGCTTTAGCCCCGTGGGTTGCCTGGGTCGATAACGGCGGCGACCGTTATCAGGATTACAACTTCGGGAAACGCGATTTTAAGATTATGACGCTTGAAGCCAAGCACCCCGGTATTGCCGAGTTCTCGGATACGCATTTTACCAATCACACGGTCCTCCATGAACGGTTTACCAAGGTCCTGGATGCCGATGGGAATGATGTCCTAATGCTTGAGGAAGCCCAATCCGACCCCTATCAGGCTGCCACGCGCACCGATAGAAACAATGTCAGAATCGGTTACGATACGTCCAATCCGCTGCAAAAGCTGAACAGCCTTAAAACCATCGAAGACGGGATTGAATCAATCTATGAAACCATCCTTGGGAATACAACCCCCGTTGGCGAGGTCGACGAAACTTTTGGAACGCACAAAGGCAACGCCATTGTCCTGGCCGACATCGGCGGTGGAATGAAAACCATTATAGGTTTTGACGGGATGATGCATATGGCTGATGTTGAATATGAGCTCGGCCAATTGGTACAAGGCCGTCATTATAACAGGAAAGGATACCGGAACAATTACCGGTATGACCCGACGGATAAGCTGACCCTTGCGAAACGCATGGAGTATGCGAAGATGGAATACGAAAGCGAAGATGGCAAATTAGCTTTATTTAAGGCTGAATCGCTCGAAACCTTTATGGATAAACTATTTGGGTTTGGTACCAAACTGACGGTCGGGGTCGGATACGGGACCAGTGCTGATGGTGCGGAGGAATTCGCTTACTTCGGCGGTGACCGGGCAAACTACGAAGCCAATAACGTGCGAGCGGACAGGAATTACGCACGGCGCTTGGACTTGACGAGAATCGAGCCGAGGCACTTAAGCGTCGATGAAAAAGGAGCCCACTTAACCTCTACAACCCAGCGCTCGATGTTCAACCGCGATAATGAGGTTCCACTCATTGCCTACCTTGAAACGCTGCCGGTACCAAAGAAGAAGTTCACACACGCCCTAAACCCGTACTATGAATATCAAATCAAGCACGGCGTGGAGAATATAGTCCCAGTTGAAGGTAGTATTGCGATAACCAACATCGATATCAAGATGGCCTTTAATGGGTACATGGTCCTTGGCATAGGCTACCGGATGGACGATAAATCGGAATATTGGGGCCGTGGGGCGCTGAGCGTCATCATCAATTACGACCCGGAACTGAACCGTGGGGTCAGCATGCAGCACGCCTTTAAGATAATGCAGCCCATATGGTATGCGGCTGGGGCCTTTGGAACCAACAGCTATTTCAAAACAAGGCTTATTGATAATTCCACGAACTCATACTTGCAGCTGCAAAGCATGATGATGGTGGCAAACGGACACTTCATTGCCACCGGCACATACAGCGGATTAGAACCGTATTACGATAAAATATCCAGCCTATTCGGCCGTTTAATGGTCGTACACGGACAATCCATGAACTATAAGTACGGGGCCATCCCGCGCAACGTTTATGCGTATGACGGGTGGAAAAACATAGTTCCGATGCTGGCCCTCAAAGAAGCGGTCAAGGCGAACAGCAAAAAGCTGATGGTGGCGTCCGGGCTGATGAATATTTACCGGTACCGCACGATAAGCAACCCAAGCGTTAAGGGCGAAGCGTATATCCACGTGGCCGAAACCGATGAACAGCTTGGCGTGTACGATATCGAACTGTCAATGTTCAACGGAATAGACACCGGGAACGCTTTGGATGGCATGCAAAAATCGGGAGGCGGTCGGGCCGGGTTTTTTACCCACTATTACGTATTGGATTACAATTACGAGGCCATCGAGGGATTGCGATTCCATAACCACAACGACACCATCGACCTCTTTGATATGGGTGGGGCCTTAACTGGCGATTACACCTTACTGGCGCTTTACATCCGTGGCTATATCAAAAACAACGAACCGGAGCAACGCACGGTTTTAGCGCTGACATCGCTGCTGAACCGGCTCGAGCAAGGCACGCCCATCGCGAACATTGAGTATCAGCCGTTCCCCGTCGCCATTGAAGATTATGTATTGGAGGGTGAATCCCGGGATGGAATGCGGACCCATTACGATAAGGTACTGGTCAGTGAATTCACAAAACTGGCCAAACGCTACGGGGCAAAGGCCGGATTCGAATATGTTTCAAATACCGACTTTGGGAACGAAGGTATAGACCGGGATTACGCGTACATTAAAGCACTGGTTAGACACATCATCACAAACA